CAGGACCGCAGAGAGGCGGAACGGCTCCGCGCGCGGGAAAATCTCGGAGCGGGACAGCGATTCGTGCCGAACAAAAGCTCCGGCGAGGTCTACCGGGAGCTTATGGGCAAGGGTAAATCCGAGGTGAAGGTGCAGATGACAGGCTTCCTCAAGGGAACGCCGAAGGAATCCACTTTCAAGGTTGAGGTGAAGCCGACGCCGATCGGCGGCTACTACGAGGCGACGATCTTCCGCGACGGACACAAGGCAGACACACTTGTCCGGGCGCTGAAGGAGACGGCGGCGAGAGATGCGGCAGAGGAAGTTATCACGATGGCCAACAGGAATTTCTCGGAGGAGAACTACCAGCGCGCCAAGAAATTCGAGGCCGAGAAAACCGCGGACGAGGATGCGCGGATCGCCGAGCTGTTCGGAGATCCCGAACAGCTTGACAGCACGGAGACGTCACCGAAAAGCAGCGATGCTGCGGAGACGGAAAACACGGCTGCCGGGGCGACGATCGACGCCACGACGGAAAAGGTAGCGTCCGAGGTCATAAAGGCCGAGCGGAATTACCGCGAGGACTTTGAGAAAATCACGAGCGGGGCTATGCGGATGTTCGTGAATGCCGGGGACACGGTGCGCCGGATCGCCAAGGCGACGGGAAGCAAGAGCCTTGAGGGGTACTACTTCAATGCCGGGGCTTACTCCCAGCGCGCGGGAAACTGGATCGCCAAGGGCGGCGCGCGTACCGACATCGACGGCCACAGGATCGGCGCGAGCCTTGCGGATACCCTCGCCCCGATGCGGAAGAATGAGACGAAGTACCGCGATTTTCAGCTCTATCTTCTGCACATGCACAACGTGGACCGCATGAAGTACGACAACAGCGGCGAGCTGGAGCGGATCAAGGAAAATCTCCGCTGGGTGAAGGAGAAATACCCGGAGCTCCGGGAGCTGTCGAATGAAGAGCTGCGCCGGATCGCAAACAGCGACAGCGATTCGCCGGTCGTACGTCAGGCGGCGCACGAGATCTATCTTGCGGCGCACAACGGCGAGGCGCCGAGCCTTACGTCCGTAGCGGAGGGCGCGGCCTACGCGCTGGAGCTGGAGCGGCAGCGGGCTATTGTGGAAAAGCAGGGCTTGAAGCCGGTATTCGGGTACGACGTGACGGCGGACGATTCCCAGACGGCGGCGCAGCTTCTCGAGGCAAAGAACCCGGAGTTCAAGGAATGGGCGAAGGAGGTCTACAAGTATTCAGACGATCTCATCCGCTACCGCGTGGAGGCGGGGCTCATCACGCCGGAGTTTGCTAATGCGCTGAAAAAGCGGTATCCGCACTACATCCCCACATTCCGCGAGGAGGGCACGAACAGCAAGAGAGCCAGAAGCGCCCGGCGGAACGGAGGCATCGTCGTATCGAACGCCATCGGGCGGGCCGTCGGCAGCGACGGCGTGCTCTTGCCGCTGCACACGGCGCTCTCCCGAAAGACAGTATCCACGATGCGGAACGCCGGTCTAAACCAGTTCGGCCTTGCGCTGGTGCGCGAGTACGACGGGAACACAAAGGCGGCGGAGAAGTACATCTGGAACGTTGCGGAGAGCGAGTATACGCCGACGGAGGCCGCCATCGAGAGCGACGAGGACTACAAGCCGGTATTCGAGAATGTGTTCTCAGTGAAGGATAACGGCAAAGTCTACGACATCACGATGGACGAGGGGCTGACAGCGGCCATGAAAGCCTTTGAGCCGGACAGGTTCGCAAGCTACGGCGCGGCAAAGGCTATGAAGAAGCTGAACGATCTCTTCAAGGCGCTATGCACCGGGTACAATCCGTTCTTCATGATTCGCAACGGCGTGCGAGACTGGCAGGACGCCGGGTTCTACTCCACGGACTGGAAGACGTGGAAAAAGATGTACTGGAGCGCATGGACCCAAATCCGAAAAAACGGCGAGATCTGGCAGCAGTACAAGGCGCTGGGCGGCACCTACGCCTCCATGCTGGACTATACGACCGGCATGGTGAAGGAGCCGAAGAACGCGCTGGGCAAAGCTGCGGCATGGTATGAGCGCCTTGGGCAGGCTATTGAAGCGGCTCCCCGTCTTGCGGAGTTTATGACCATCCTTGCCAACAAGGGCGGGAGCAAGACGGTGGACGGAGTGAAAACCGGAAAATTCACGCAGAGCGACCTCATGGAGGCGATGCTCGGCGCGGCGGACATCACGACGAACTTTGCCCGCGGCGGCAGCGTCACCAAGGCACTCAACCGGTATCTCGTGCCGTTCCTCAACCCGTCCATTCAGGGCTTTGATAAGTTCATCCGGAACGCTACGGAGACCCGCAGCGTGAAGGCGGCAGGCTCACTCATTCTGAAAGCGGCATTGATGGGAATCGCCCCGGCCTTGCTCAACGCGCTGGCGTACCGAGACGATGACGAGTGGGACGACATACCGGCCAACACGAAGGCGAACTATTATCTTATCAACGCCGGGAAATTGCTCGGCGACGGGTACTGGATCAAGATACCAAAGGGGCGCGCTATCGCTGTACTGAGCACGGCGGCGGTATACGGGAAAGAGAAGCTCGACGGCGAGGACGTGAAGTTCTCCGACGTGTTCGAGGTCATCAAGAGCAACATTGCTCCCACGGACATCTTCAACCAGAATATTGCTACCGCGTGGACGCAGGCAAAGCTCACGAACCCGGACAACCCCGGCACGACGTGGTACGGCGGGAACATCGAGAGCGACCGTCTGCAAAACTACCGACCGGAGGACCGGTACGACGAGAAAACGGACGAGCTCTCCAAGGCTATCGGAAAGCTGTTTAAGGTGTCGCCGAAAAAGGTCAACTACCTTCTCGACCAGTACACCGGCGTAATAGGAGACCTTCTGCTCCCACTGATTACTCCGGCAACGAAGTCGAGCCACTGGCTGCTCGCGGCGCCGCAGGCGTCGTTCACCATCGACACCACGAGCACCAACAAGACCACGGGCGAGTACTACGATCTTCTGGACGATCTCAAGTACGACGCGAACGACGGCGACATCGGAGCTGGCATCACGCGGAAATACGTTTCTCATGCCGGCGACGAGGTGAACGACTACTATGCGCAGATCCGCGCGATCCAGAACGACAAGAGCCTTTCGGACGGCGAGAAGAACCGGATTGTCCGGGCGCTGAAAGCGCAGCTCATCGAGCGGCAGAAGGAGATCATCGCGCAGGCCGAGCCGTACCGCGAGGCGGTGAGCGACTATCTCAAGGCGCACCCGGAGCTCTCGACCGACAACGACGCGGCCATCGCCGAGTACGCTGAGCAGTATGAGATCACCGAGGACCAGGCGGAGAGCCGCATGGACGCCATCGTATACCGCGAAGCAAACCGCGAGGTATTCGGCGCGGAGTATGCGCTGCGCACCTACAACGCGGACGTCTACGACAAGGCCCGCGCCGCGTATGCCAAGGGCGTTTCCTACGACACCTACTATGACTACTACTTTGCCACAAAGGAGATGCACGCCGACAAGGACGAGAACGGCAAGAGCATTTCCGGATCGAAGAAGGCAAAGGTCGTGGAGTACATCAACAGCCTGGACATTCCGCCGGAGCAGAAGGACGCCCTTTATGTTGCCGCCGGGTACACAGCGAAGAGCGCGAGGAATCAGAAGTGGAACGGCGGATCGGGCGGCTCCGGAGGCCGGCGCGGAAGAGGAAAGAGGACGGCGCTCAAGGCCCCGACGCCGAAAGCGCCGGAGATCATCATCCCGAGGTCCGGCACGGCATCCTCCGCGAAGGCGGGAGGAACGTCCAAAACGCCGAAGGTGAGCGGGAACGTGATCGCGGACTTCACGAAGACGGCGAGCGGGACGGACATTCAGAAAGCCGTGACGCAGGCCAAGAGGAAGGCACTCAAGGCAGGGAACCGGACGGTGTACGTTGAGGAGGGCAGCCCGATCGACTACTTCCTCAAGTACGGAAAGCTGCCGAGCTTGAAGTAAAAAAAGGCTCCCCGAAAGGGGAGCCGGACAAAGCGCAGAAAACGCGCCTTGTGACGCTTGCAGCGTGTG